CCTACCGTTCTCACATCTGTCCAGCCTAACTCAGTAACATCGATATCTGGGATGGCTGTCAAGGTCAGAGACATGTCACCCGCTGCTTCTTGTAAAAGTGGTGCGGCCTCAGGTTTAGTTGGCAATTCTAAAACTTCATTAATTGTTTCGAATATAAAACCTAAATCAATATTCTGCTTAAAATAATTCTCTTTAATATATTTTAACTCTCGCTTATCCATATGTTCACCTCTAAGTAATTAGAAAATTATATCAGCAATTCCTAATTCAACTGCTTTTTCTGCATCGATATATACATTTGTTTTCTTGTTCATCATTTTTCTAATTTCTTTGTCCGTCATGTTAGTTTCTTCAACGAGAGCTTTAACATAAAGTTTCTGAGTCATCTTAGCTTCTGAAAATTCATTTTCCACATCTGCTATATGGCCATGCTGGCCCGATATGACACCGTGAATCATCACTCTACAATTTCTACCAAGCCTTCGTTCGCCTTTGGTGCCGGCAGCCAATAACAATACACCAGCAGACATAACCTTTCCAATACCGTAAGTTCTAATAGGTATTTGTTGCTTGATGAGGCGCATCAAATCATAAACTCCGAACATCTCAGAAGCTTGCCCGCCATATGTTGAGATATAAAAATCAATCGGCTCAATAATTATTTTTGTTTCTCCTGTTTCTTCATCGACAATATTAGTAATCGCCGTCTGTTCCAAGGCCAACAAACCGTATGTGGTTTCTGCACATCTTTCCTCGTTTATATCTCCATATATGCCAGTGACTCTCAACTCTGGTTGTTTATCAAGCGCCACACTTAACATCGAAGCTATATCACTCTTCTCTGCCTGCTCTTCTTTTTTTTCTGTTCCTTCTGCAAGAAAATGCATTCTTTTCTCCTGTTAAATTCAAAAAAAAAGGCAGGGATTCTCGCCCTGCCTTATCACACTACTAATACTTCATTCTACTTTCTTTTACGTGTTTTGCTTTTCCGAGTGGCCGCGACCAATCTTTTTGCTACGCGACGGGCGACTTCATTAACGACATCAACTTTTTTTAAATCATTAGCACCGCCTTCTGAAACATACAGATCTGACTCCGCTAACGCTCCCATATCTTCTTCTTCATCCTCGGGTGGGAGGCCGGGGTCGAGGCCGGGCTCTTCAGCGGGAGGTGCTTCGAGGTCGACTTCAGGCTCCATTACGTCTGCACCAGGCTCTTCTTCTCCGGTGCCGGCTAATTGTTCAACTTGGCTTGCAAGATCCATCAGAACAGGTGCTACGATGCCTGCCTCTTCCTCGGAAAGGGCCCAAGTAACTTCAGACGTCGCTTCCTCGCCAGGTACTTCATCGCCAGGTACTTCATCGCCAACAGGCTCGTCGACCACGGGCTCGTCATCAACAGGTTCGTCGACGACGGGGCCGCCGGCGCCATCGTCTGTAAATTCTGGTGTCTCCAGATCATCATCGCCCTCTGTTATATCATCTTCTTCAAGACGATCAAAGAAGGTTTCTGCAAGGGGTTGCAAATTTGCAAATTTCATGAAACTGCGAACCTCTGTCTCGTTTAAAAGCTGTTTTTTCATTATGATTACTCCTGACGTATTTTCCAATACACTTTAAATAGATTCTTTGTCTAATAAATGACTTATTTTTTTTAAGGTTTTGTCTTGTATTTGTTTTACCCTAACGAAACTTATATCAAGTCTCTCACCAATTTGTCGCAAAGTCATAGACCCGTTGACCCTTACGCTCTCCAGCATGCAATTTGCCTCCTCTGGATAAGATATCCAATACCGACATTCTTTTACAGGGCATGCGACATTTAAATTTTTACATATCTCCAAGCATTTTTTCATATAGTGGTATCCGCCTCAATAATATCAAATATATTTTCAATCTCGCCCTCATCAAGACTAAATTTCTTTATTTCAAATTCGGTTTTAGAGTGCATTTTTGTAATCTTCTTGCGTTTTTGGATTCCTTGGCCGCCGTATTTTTCTTTACAATGATCAAGATATTTTATAATGCTTGAATCCATTTCCAAATAACCGGTTATCATATAACGAAAAAATTGAGACTGATTGATTCCATCATACTTACAGCGGATTTTCAACCTAGCTTGTCTATCTGGAGTATCATAGAACATAAATTTCTTTCTATTTTTTGGATCAGGAATTGTTTTATCTTTCATTTATATCTCTGCAGAATATGTGTGGTGCTTTCAGCTTGGCCGGCGTTAGATTGCAAAACAAATTCAGATTTAGCTTGTAATTCTCTAATAGAGGCGGCTCCAGAATAAGATAGACCGCTGCGTAGTCCGCCGGCAATATCACGCAAAACACCTTCTACGGCGCCACAGAAAGGAATAGTAGTCGAAACACCCTCGGGAGTAGTGGTTTTTCCCCTCCATGATTTCTGAGCAGCTGCAGAAGCCATGCCCCGATATACTTTATATCTTTTTCCCTGCTGACCGAAGAACACTTCTCCTGGAGTCTCCTTTGTTCCTGCCAACATAGAGCCAACTATCACAAAATCTGCCCCAGCAGCATATGCCTTAACCATATCTCCAGTAGTTCTGATACCTCCGTCAGCAATAATTTTCGCGTCGTAAGTGGTTCTAGAACAATCTAAAATACTCTGGAAAGTTGGTACGCCATGCCCAGTAACCAACCTTGTTGAACAAATTGACCCTCCGCCAATCCCAACACGTATCGAATCGGCGCCCCAAGAAGCTAACGCGTTGAAGCCCTCTAAAGTTGCTACATTGCCAGCCATCAAATGTACGGCGGTGCCGAACATGTCCTTCAAGGATTTTAAACACCCCTCCATCAATGTGTGGTGACCATGAGCCACATCCACACAAATTATTTGAACTCCGATTGAGACTAGGGCCTTCGCGCGGGCCTCATAATCAGTCATGCCTACGGCAGCTGCAACCTTCATGTCTTGATTTGAGTAAAGAGCCTTCGAAATAATTGAAGCCTGTTCCTGCACTGTGTTATAGCGATGGACGACTCCCAGGCCGCCGGCTGCGTCCATGGCGAGGGCCATTGTGTCCTCGGTAACAGTGTCCATGGGGCTAGAAATAACAGGCAAGCCTAAATACTTAGTTTTGTCTAGGTTGTTACCAATTGTGATAGAAGAACGGCTCTCTATCTCGCTAAATTTTGGCACCAATAATACGTCGTTGAAAGAATAAGTTTGTCTCATAGCAGGCTCTCCAAATATCTTTGTAAATACCATATGGCCTTTCCAATATCTTTTTTTGCTTGGCCCTTATGTTTGTGTCTGGAAATATATTTAATAGCGTTGCCGCAATGAAAATCTAATCCCCAATCTTCTATCACATCAATGGTTTCGTATTTCCCATGATTGTAGTGAGGAGGGTGATCGACCAGATCTAATTTATAATTTACTAAAGTCTCTAAATCCTCGTCTCGAACAAACTCCTCATCTAGCGATGATGGACTGATCAAAATCTTCATTGTTTCATTTTTATCTGACATATCTTTACCTCTTTAAAATCCGGGTACTTGTCCGTTCAATGGATGTGGAGCACCACTATCTGTGCTGCCCAAGGCATCATCGCCGCGACTTGAAATTGTAATTGGCTCGTTATATAATTTATTACCAACTTGTCTAGCTCTAAAGTGGACTACAGGCACCAAAACTAATTGCGCAATTTTAGCGCCTCGTTCAACAAATTGTGTTTCCTTACCAATATTGTGAAGATCAATAAAAACCTCTCCATCGTACCCGCTGTCAATAATGTGCGCGCCGACAATGAGAGATCTCTTTGCTCCCATACTTGACCTGTTACAAACTTGTAACATATAACCATGTGGAATTCCGAAACACAGTCCGGTCGAGAACATTTTATTCCCACCCGGCTCAACTTTCACCACAGAAATATTTGGATCAGGTGGGCTGTAAAATACATCCAACCCAGCGTCACTAGGGTTGGCTCTCGTCGGGGGGATTGCTCCCTCCCTCTTTGTATACTCTAAAATCATTTTTTACCTCTTCAATAATTTTACGTGCCTTGTCCCAGCATTCAGGACAATACAATCTTACTACTTTTTCTTTTTCTTTAACAATAACTTTCCAAGTCATCGCCTGCTCTTTAGACTTCTTATCAAAATCTTTTTCACATGCGCAGCAGTTCTCGGCTAGCCTATCAAACATTGCCATGTGCTCTTTCATATCTTTTTTGAGACGTTTTGCTGCGTTACGTGCAAGTTTTCTTTTTAAACTTCCCATTTTTTATCCTAACATCTTAAACGTACGACGTATTGATCTAGTGCTAAATCCCCAATCTTCATTGTGGTCAAGCTTGGCTGCATATGGGCGATTTAATTGTATAATACCTCTGTCTTCATCTCGGACGCCCCAGCATCTAATTGTTGTTAACGTGGAAGTATCATCAATAACTTTTAAAATCCAATATGTTTTACCATTTTTAGTTTTCTTACTAATCTTCTCTCTGGGAATAAACCAGGCAACTCCTAGTTTTTTATCCCACTTCGAAACGGGCGGCACTTTCCACTTTTCAATAGATTCTAAAATTCTTTCAGTCATGACTAAATCGAAAGGGAACAAGCCAGTTAGCGAAGATACGTATGTAATTTTTTCCTCTCTCGAAAAATCCTCCTCTGGCGCATACAATTCAATATTTTCTTGTAACCGCTTTAAATTTTTTGGGCGATCTTGTATGCATGCCATCCAAAAATGCTTGCAACCAGTAAATCTCTCATCCACAATTGAATCTAGACCGCCTGATAGACACAAAGCATTCAGTGCTCTCTTGTTTAGCTTGGAGTATACCACCTCTTTGTTGAATAATAAGTCCTCAGGCGTGTTAAACGGTCGATTTTTAATAATTTGCTCGACGGCCTTATCTCCCAGGCCCTTAATTGAACTAAATGGTTGAATAAGTGTTTTGCCGTCTTCTGTAATTTCCCATTGAGACGTAGAAGTATTAATATCGATACTTTGAATATCGAAACCGTGCTTCCGTGCTAAACCAATAGCAACTTCCTTCCTGGTCTCTGGTTCTTTATCAAGAAAGGCAGCAGTCCAACACTCTGGATAATAGTTTAGCAGATATGCACACTGATAAGACAAAATAGAATACGAAACTGCGTGAGATTTGTTAAAGCCGTAACCAGAGAAATACTCAAAGTTTTGCCACATCCTTTCTGCAGTAGTTCTATCAATCTTCTTCTCCATGCAGCCGATAATAAATCGATTTTGAATTTTCTCTTTTTCTGCCAAATCTGCGCCGGTACCTTTCTTGGTCAGCAGCTTTCTTAGTTTGTTTCCATCGTCAAGAGAAATATTCTTACCCAACTTATGCGCAAGGATGGCAATTTGTTCTTGAAAAATTAAAAATCCAGCTGTCTCCTTAGTATGTTCTTCCACAACCTTATGAGCATATGTAATATCATTAGGATTGTTTTTTCTAGAAACATAACTCTTATCTACGCCAGCACTAAGTGGGCCTGGTCGGTAGATAGAAGTGATAGCAGAGATATCAATGATATTATTAGGTTTGGCCTTCTTGCAAAACCTTTGGGCGCCCTCGTTCGTAAACTGAAAAACGCCAATGAACTTACCCTTGTGAAAAATATTGGTATATACCTGACTATCATTGAGATCAATTTTGTCTGGATGTAGATTGTTATCATAGTATTCCTTGATCTCCTGATAGGAAGGATTTTCAATACCATGATGTCTTTTCAGAATATGGCCAACCGCTGATTGAATCATCTCTAAAGTAGAAAGTCCCAACAAATCAAATTTGATAAACCCAAGTGGTTCTAGGTGTCTCACATTTTGCCCTTCCGACCAGGGAGTCTGGACAACCCCCTTCGAACAGATAAGAGGCATGTGTTTATCTAGGTCTTCGCCAATCACTACTCCGCCGGCATGCCTGCTAGTCGACCTGACTTGCCCAACCAGCGACTCAATATGAGTCTTGATGTGGGGATACTTATAGAGAAACCTCTGCAAAGAGTCTGAATACTCCATCACTTCTTCAAAAGTGGGAACATATACACCAGCCCTGATGCCATGCTTTGCCTTAGCTTTTGGCGTTGCCTCGCGGACCATTACATTCGTAACGGTATTTACCTCAGCAAACGGAACATCATAAAATTTACCGACGTCTTTGATTAGAGAGCGCAGCTGCAAAGTGTTGTAATTTGAAATAGGGACAACAGTTGTTTCACCCCATTCTTCTGCTAGAATTTCTTTTAAACCAAAAGAATCACTAACATCATAATCAATATCTGGGTAATCTGTCGCGTCCTTTCTCAAAAATCTAGAGAACAATAGGCCATACTTAATTGGATCGATCTGCGTAATATTTAAAATATATGCGACTAGTGAGCCGGCTGCGGATCCCCGGCCGGGCCCAACTAGTTGAGAGGCCGTAGCCTCGTCCACAACTGCCTTCATCGTCAAAAAATATTTGCTAAACCCTCGATCATCAATTGTCTCAAGCTCTTCCTTGAGTCGGTCAACA